TTGCTTATTAGCTTCCTCTAATATTTTTTTAAATATTGCTTCTTTTGCTTTTGCCATTTCGTCAGTTTTTAAAACTTGTTGATATCGTCTTTCTTGCTCGTTGGTTCCTTCTTGAAAAAGTTTATCCTCTTCTATTTTATTTTTAACTTTCTCAACTTCTTTAATTGTTTGTTTTACCTCTTTAATTTCTTTTTTAACTTCTTTCGTTTGTTGTCCTTGTTGTAATCCATCTATTTTTATCTCTGCTTCATCTCCAAAACTATCAACAATTTCAAAAAAAACATCTTTAAGACTAAACAATGTTTCAAAAATTTTCTGTGGTAATTCATCCATTTGCCTTCTTTTTGTTTCTGTATATTCTTTCTTAGGTGTTTCAGTAATTTTAATTAAATCTTTTTCAACCTTTTTAATTTCCTTTTCAACTGTTTTAATTTCTTTCTTTACTTCTTTCGTTGGTTTTGCTTCTTCAATTTTTTTAATTGCTTCCTTCATTAATTTAATTTGTTTCGGGACACTATTTTTTATTTCGGCTGGTGTCAATGCTTTTATTACTTCCGCCCTTGGTTGTTCTCCTTGTAAAATTTGGTTTGCTCTTGATTTTGGTATATTTGCTTTTCTTTTATAAAAATTTTCAAAAAGTGTTCCTCTTGTATCTTTCGCCATTTTATCATAAAATAATTCTGGAAATTGTAAAGCGTTCATTTTATCCATAAATTTTTTTGAATTATATTTTTCTAATAATGACTTATCAACTTTAAAAGTTTTTGTCATTTTTTTATTTTTTCTTTTTTTCTTTCCTCCTGTTGTTTCTTCATCCATTAAATTAATCTTAGAATTTATTTCTGGCATAATAAATTTTACATCTTTTTTCTTTTCAACAACATCGGGGAAAGCTTCACCGCTTCCTTTAAATATATCTGGTTTATCATCTTGATTTTTTGCTTTCTTATATTCATTAAATAATATATTTTCTCTTTTATCTAGGGCTTCATCATAACTCGCATCAATCTGTGGAATATCTTTTATATATTTTGAAAACTCCTCTTTACCTTCATTTAATTTTTCATTTACTTCGTGTAAATATCCCCTTATTATCATTCTGGTTTTTTCTGGATTTCCTTCTAAAGCTTCCAAAGCATATTTATAAACTTCTTTCATTGGCAAATCTGGATTTTTAATTATACATTCAGCAAAGAAAAAACTCCATAATTGACAATATCCACCTCCTTCGCCTTCAGTTTCTTTTTTATTTTGTTTAGAATAATAACCATCATACGCTTGAAATCCAAACTTTCCATAAGTTGCGGGACAACTATCAATAGGTTTAATATATTGAAATTTAGTTTTTTTTAGCTTTAATAATGTGTTTAACTCTTTTGTATATTCTTTTAAAAATTTATCAACATCATTCCCTTCTTTAGTTTGTTTTCCCTTTGGATTTATGTCAGTTCCCGCTCCGTGTGGTTCAAATCTCAAAACTTCTCTAGTATCAACTTTAATAATTACCATATTTGTATGGTTGGATAAATTAAGAGGGACTACCAAAACTTTTTCACCTTTCAAAATACATTTCGAGGCTTCATAAGCATATATATAAGGGGTTCCTGTATCTTCAGCCCCAAATTTCCATTTTTGTAATGCTTCAATAGGATATAAAGGACAACTCATTTTATATTTTTCATATAAATACATAATTAAAATAAATACTTGGTACCTATTTCCAGAATATGTTGGTTTTGCTTTCTCTCTTCCTTTTTTTTCTAATTCTCCAATAAACTTAAGATTTTCTTTAATTGTTTTCTCTTGTTCCTCCGCTTCTTTCTCTCCTTTTTCAAATGCTTCATTTGCTAGTCTTTCCTCCTCTGCCTCATCCTCTTCTTTACCGCTTCCAATTTTTCTAGTTCCTCTCATATCTTTGGGTTTTGGTTTAATTATTTCCTTTCTTTTTTCTTTCTCTGGTTTCTTCAATGCTTTCGTGTATTCTTCTTTTAATTCATCATCTAAATTAAAAGCCATAGCTTTATATTTTTTCGGTTCTGGTTTAACTGGATTAGGTATTTCTTTTAATCTTTTTTCTAATTCTTTCTCAGCGTCATCTTTTGGTTCTTCATCCTCTTTCTTTTCTGCTTCTTCATTCCATATCCCTTTATTTGATAAATCCATATTAACATTAAATAATTTTCTCATATATATACAAACCATAGGGTAGCTCGTTGTCATTTCTTTCGTTCCTTCTTTTTCATTATGATAATTAAACTCACTAGTTTTTTTAACTATAACGCTTGTCTCATCTGTTTTTAATGACCTTTTTATAAATTCCCTAAATGCTTTAAATGACTGATGTTTTTCATCTCGTTGATATCTATTTGATATAATCATACATAAAACTCCGCCGTCTTTTTCACCTGCTCCACTAGCATTTTTTAATAAATTATATGATTGTTCTACAAAATCAACATCAAATAAAGTTTTATCAACATAAGTAATAACATCATCTACTTTTTGAGTTGATACAACAACATCACCCTCTTTTTCTACTTCTGTCCGCTTACCTCTTATTTGTTTCTGTTGTAATCTTAAATTAAAAGGGGGATTTCCTAAAACATAATCATATTCATATCTACTTTCAAAAGTCATAAAATCAGTATTATAAACGAAAATATTATCCAATCCATTAAACAATAATTTTTGAAAATTATAAAAAACATTATGAAATTCATTGCTATCTATCATTAAATTATCTTTGTTAGGTGATACTTTTAATAAATGTGATATAACGCCCCCAATTCCACTCGTTGGCTCTAATACAAAAATTTTATTTCTTTTATCTTCTTTAATATTACTCATTTCAATAATTGTATTAATATTTTCACTTGATGTAAAATTAGCCTGAAAATTTGTAATTTGTTGTTTATCTATATTAAAATCTTCTAATATTTGGCTTAAATTTGCTCCATCATCAAATAATTTTTTCATTTTCCTAGCCACTTCTTTTTCATCATATTTATTTTTTGCGAGTTCTTGTAAATCTGGATTTCTATTTTCTTTAAATTTAATATCATTGGCGAAACGTTGTAATAATTTATCTGTTGCTTCTATTTTCTTACCATAATTTTTTTTATACATAGTTCTTTTTAATTCTATTTCTTTTTTTCTTGAAATATCTTTCCCTTCACTTTTTAATTTTTCTAATTCCAAATTATACTCTTGAACGAATTCATTATTTTCATTAGTTAAATAATTTTCAAATGATAATCTAGGCTCTAATAGTTTTTTTTCAAAATTGTTAATATCTTCCTGTTTGTTAAACATCATATCCCATATATAAGTATCACGACTAAAAAAACTTTTTCGTTCTAAAATAACCTCTTTTATATCAAAATATCTAGTTATTACCCTATGTTTATCTCTAACAACATTTAGAACAACTTGCTTCTCTCTTGGATATTCCAAAGTTTTAATATTATCATTCATAATTTTATTTGCTTCTTGTATCCATTCTTTTATTGTTTCTTGTTTTTTCTCTTCTCTCTTTTTTGTTTTTTCTTCTCGTTCTTTCTCTTGTTTTCTGTATTGTTTAAAATATTCTTGTTGTTTAGATACTAAATTTTCAGGACAATTAATAACTGTAAAATCATTATTTTCTAGCGGATTATTTTTATTTATAGGTTTTTTTTTACCACTTAATAAAGCACTAAATAATTTATCCATTGGGTTCATTTTAGCACCACTACCTAACATTTTATAATCTTCTGTATTAACACCAATTAAACAATATACATTAACTAATGATTTTTGTTTTTCCTTATGACTATCTAAACGTATAGCTCTAGCAATAATTTGCTCTGTAATAGCATAATTCCAATATGGTTGAATAAAAATAAAATTGTTTGTTTCCTTAAATGAAATACCTTCTTTAATTGCTTTAGAGAAAACCAATAATTGAATTTTATGAGTATTATATAATTTAATACCTGCTTGTTTTTGTCTTACATTTTCCGCACCTGTAATTTCAACCACATTATAACCTGCCTCACTTAATTTTTTCATTAATACAACGATAGCCTTTTCCATAAATTCAGCATATAGTAATGTTTTATCTTTTGGATTATCTTTAATAAATTTCAATATCCAATTACATTTTTTATTCATTCCACTATTTCGGCCTTCTTGATAATATGGGTCATCTTTTGAGTTATCCATACTCATTTTTGCCTCAATGGGTATAAAATGGTATTTTTTCCTTGGAAAATCTGGGTCATCATCTTTAAGCCTAAAAAATGAAATTAACCCTCCGTAATATCTATCAAATTGTTTCTCGTCGTTTCTTAATTGTAAAAGTTTATCTTTATCCATATTTATTAAAGGGGCTCTTTTATAACCGATACCAATTAAAGGCTCAATATCGTCTGGACTATTACAGAATAATGTTCCAGTCATCATTATCGTTCTCATAAAACTATTTTTATTTTTTAATAATAATTGTGCTACTTTACCGCCTACTAATGAATAATTACCAGTTTTGCTCCATTTTCTAGCTGATTTCTTTTCGCTTATTTCTTTAGTCACAAAATTTCTCAAATTATGGGCTTCATCAATAATTAATAAACTATTAGGTTTAATATCTACTTTGCTTAACATCATTTGCTGGTATGATATAAATTTATAAACATATTCACCCTCAAAATTTTTTCTTCTTGGGTCTAAACCTACCTCATACATTTTCATAATTGTATTTATAACTAAACTGGCGGGTAATAAAAAATAAACATAACTATTAGGATTTAAATTAATAAATTGTTCTCCGCAATTAATAGCGATTAATGTTTTACCACTTCCAACACCATAATATAAAATAACTAATTCATTTGTTGAAATACTCCAATCTTCAATAAATTTTTGTTGATATGGTCTAAATTTAAAATATTGGTTTTTATTTGCTTTTACTAAATCAAACGTTGAAATATCTTCATCGTATGGTATAACTTCGGGGTTTTGATGTTTAGCATCTTCTGCCTTAAAAATATCAATCCATCTATTTATATTTATATCAGTATAACCATCAACACTTTTTTTATTGTTTTCTCTTCTATCTCTTCTTTCTAATAAAGCAATTTTATATTTCCTAATTTCGTCAGCGGTTTTTTCAATGGTTTTATTTTTTTCTTCAATTTGGTCTTTTTGTTTTTTTACTAATTCTAATAATTGCTCTTTTGTTAAATTATCTAATAATTCAGTATTTTCTTCATTATGGTCTGCTCCACCTAATAAAAGTTTTGTAAGTTTATCAAACATATATATAATAAACTTATAAAATAAAATTAAAAAAAAATTTTTCTATTTATGCTATTTTAACAATTGAGACGGTTACATTACCTAATTGAACTGCTGACGAAAATGAATTAATGAATTGTAAATCAAAACTATGTGTTAAATTATCTGGTATAATTTGGAAGTGTTCGAAACTTATATTTCCTTGTGGTGCTGTATCATTGGGTAATACAAATCTTGAAACTTCTGCTCCGTCTAATCTTAACCTCATTGTTGTTTGTCCTGGTGTCCCCTGATAATAAGAAACTGAAATTATATAACCACCTTGAAGACCCGCCCCTGCTGGTGCTGTTATTGATGTTCCTGAAACGGCGAAAGGTGTATTTACTAATGCTCCTATCCCTGTTCCTGCTTGTGTAAGCGGTAAAATTGATGTTCCTACTCCTACACTTACATAAGTGCTACCCCATTTTGTTAAAAAAAGATTTGTTCCAAAATTGGTTGATACTAGTTTTTTTGTTGCGTCAGCTACTAACACTAATCCAGTTGTGGCACTTTCAACTTTAATATTTTGAACGTCTAAATTTTTATCATTCACATAATTTCCATTATCTAGATAATCCAGAAAAGAAGAACTCATTTATATATATAATATAATTACAAAATAATTTTTAGAATAATAATTATGAATAAAATAAATTATATTGTTTATTCAAATAACCAATGCTTACAACATCAAAATTAAAATTGTTTATGGAACTGCTTGTGTGTAAGCTTATAGACTGTATAGGGGCGGTAGTATATCCTGCTGAAGTATCACCTGCTGGTGCTAATACTTTATTAAATGGAATAGTCCATAAATCACTCCTAACATTCATAGGATTTAATTTAAATTTTGTTTGTCCTATTTCTTGAGCCCGTCCAAAATTTGAAGCTGTTGATGTTGTTATAGTATCTAATGCGTGAATTTTATAAAAATATCCTGTTTGGTTCATAACGGTCGCTGGATTTGAATAATTTATGCGTGTTCTGTAATAATTCGGGGCGGTCGCTGGATTAGTATAAATACTAAAATAAATGCTTCCTTCTGTGCTTATATTTGTTGTTGTGTTAAATCTTATTATAGCCCAAAAACTTTCTAAATCTTGAAAAGTTAAACCGCTTAAATCAACGGGTATATACCAACCTATTTTATTTGAATTTACTAAATTTTTTGTAAAATTCCAATAATTACCTGTTAATGATTGGACTGGGTCTATTGTTGTAGGGTCTAATCCCTTCCATTCTAATTTTTCCTGTTCTGTTAAATTAGTCCATACAATATTATAAACTGTGGAAGGCGACCAATTATTACAATTCATAGCTCTTAACATTGCTGGATTAGCATATGTTTCTAAAGCATCTGCTCTCTGTGATAAACCTAAAATTGAACTATTTATACCTGAAATTTGGCCGTCTATTGTGTTGATTTCATCTTGAATAAAATTCACTTCACTTCTTACGGGCATAATTTCATCATTTAAATAAATTAAATTAGCTGTTGTATCAAAATATAATTTATTACTTGTTATAGCTCCATTTTGTGAGTTGTCAGTAAATAATATTTGTTGGTTTGTTGTTGTTTCACCTGCTCCATTTATCCAAACATTAGGATTTCCTGCTGGTATATCGTCTATTTCTTGCTGTAATGTGTTAATATCGGTTTGTGTAGCCACTAATACATTATTTTGATAAATTATTTCGCTGTTAATCTCTTTCACATCAAAAAATTTATCATTTATATATTTGTTATCACCCAAATTTTTTTCAGTATGACAATTAACAAAGTCAATTATTGAAGAACTCATATTATATATATAATAAGTATATATAATAATTTTAATTAAAAATTTTTTATTTAAAGTAATGAATGTTTAAGCATTTTTTTAGAAGCCATAGCACCACCGCTTGGAGCCCCGCCTGAAGTTCCAAAACCAATAGCATTCATAGCACTGGTAGCCATATCATTACCTTTCAAATAATCTCTCACCTTACCTCTAAGCATTTGACCGGTTGAACTATCATAGAAAGCTTTAATATGAGGTAAAATGTGTTTAGCGTGTGAGATAATTTTAGATAAACCGCCATCAAATAAACCAGTTCCATTTAATTGGGGGTCTCTTAAGAAATCACTATGAACCATATTATTCATTTTGTGAGCGTTTATGGCATCTGCTTCGCTTAATGGACTGTAAGAGATGGCCGTTAAATTGGTATCAAAGGAGGCCAAAATATTATCATAGCACATAACCGTCATTAAATCATAAGTCTCACAGTTAGGGTCAAAATTTTCAACAGTTGCGAAAATTTGAAATTGAGTTCTATAAGAAACCATAGGAGCCAAATTTCGGCGGAGTGATATATTTCGGCCAAATTCTAGACGAATACACGCCCCAGAGGGGGTTATAGTTTTAGGTAAATAATCACCAGAACCATTAACAGCATTCAAACCAGATTGTAAAGGTAGGCCGTTAAAAATAGCATAGTTATCAACCAAACCATTTTCAGCACACATTTTATATAAATCAGGAGATTTAGAATTTGAGAGCAAAGTAGCACCATCAAAATTTACTTGGACGTTAGTTATACGTGTGAAATGGTCTGCCCGTTGAGAGCCGTCAATTGTTGATGTTGCGGGTGTTGAACCTCTATTAGCATACAACATTAAATTTTGAGTTGGTTTCAAAGCAAATAAAACGGCGGTTGGAATTCTTGAAACAGTAATAACTGGAGAACTTACAACGGTTGAAACGCCACCAGATGGAACATTAAAAGTTTGGGGTAATCTTTCAATTGTTTTAAGGGGGTAATAAACCAAATTAGGAACTGCGTCCATATTAGTAGAAACAGTAATATAACGAAATTCTGGTTGAAGTAATTGAACGTCTATATTTGTAATATTTAGAACGTTTCCACCGACACGATTACGAGCAAAACTGAAAAGCCTTTGTCCTAAAGCACCTGCGAAAAAGGTTAAATCCAAATTGAGACTAGTTAAATGAGATAAACCATAATCACCACCACCACCAGATAAATTAATATTTGATTTTAAGGGGGCTAATGGGATATAATCCTCTAATTGAATAATAAATTCAAAAGCGGTTGCGGAATTTTTAGAAACATTTAAGGGAACGGTATTTCTAGGCATACCATCCTCACAGCCAACATCTTTAAAACCGCCTAGGGGATTTCTAGGAGTTCCTGCTAAATCGTCGTTGTTAATAGTTTGGTCTATCCAAACGGGGGACAATTGAGAACGGTATTTTTCGGGGGCTACAGTGTTGTATCTTTCTAACATATCAACAACTGAGCCCAAAGTCATAGAATAAGATGAACCACCTAATGTTATTGTTGCGGTATTTACAATTTTACTTAAAGCATTAGAACGGGGGGCGAAACATCCATATTCATAAAGGGGGCGGTTTGCTTCTAACACGCCATTAGTATAAGAATTACCTGATACTTTGACGGAAAAAGATTGTCTCCATAAAATTTCTTTTTGAACTACATTGAATTCGTTAGGTATTTCTAATTTTACTGAAACTGCTGAATTGCTGAATGTGTTAGTTTGATTTAAATTAT